CTTCCTGGCAATATCAATTGGCTTCGCGGCCATCTTTTGTGCAATCATTTCAATATTCTGTTTGGTGTGCTTAGGTAAACCTTTGAAGTGCTCTTCCGCTTCGCGGTCTTTTTGCTTAATTATATCCTTACTAGATAAGCCATGGTGTTGTTGGAATGCTTGTTCCAACTGTTTGCTATCCATATTGCTATATTTTTCTGCTGCTTCGCTGCTGATAATTCCTGCCCGGCGTAAGTTCGGCCAAAACTCTTCAAAACCCATTATACCTAATTCATCAATAGTTGCACCTGTTCCTTCAACCTCGTCACGGAGAACGTCTAAAGGATGTTCTTCTTGTGCTTCATTTACTTTACGCTTTTTCTTCTTTTTATTGCTTTGCGTATTCCAAGCGCGGCCGTCAGGGCCAACAACTGTATGATTGGTGTATACGCCTGTGCGGCGTTGAACGCCACCTAAAGGTTGCGCAACGGCGGCGACACCGCCTGCTGCACTCGCGCCTGCTGTGGCTGTTTCATTTGTTATCTCTTTCCAGCGCATAATTACTCCTTTGATCTTCCACTTGTCCCTAACATCCAGGCACCTGCTGCTACACCAGCGACGGCGGCTGCCTTAGCTAATGCGGAGCCACGCTTTTTTGGTTGATGTGCAACAATTTGTTCTTGTTCACAGCCTTTACCTGTTTCAGGATTGCATATCCTATCTTTTATTTCTAATTTTTGTGTCTTTGCAAACTGTTCCAAACGTTTATACATGTCAGAGCGTATGGCGCGCTTGCGAAACGCCATCAACAAACGCGTAACAACTAATCTTTTGTGCTCATAATTCATTGGATCATAATGTGTTACAATCTGACGTATTGCTCTATAGCCCTGTGTATCAATATGCAAACCAACCTGTATTTGTAGAAAGAATCTGCGCTCCCAACCAGGGTTTGATTTATTGGTAGCGACCAGTCTCAAATATCGACGTATAGCGTCCCTGTCTATACTAAGATATTCAATTAATTCTTTACTCTCTTCAGGGTTTTTTAACCGCTTAATGGCGTCTTCATTATTTTGTCCAGCTATCAAAAATAACAAATTATACAAATCTGTTCTATCAGCCCTTAAATTAGCAAAATTCCCGCCTTGCCAAGTATTATGTGCGTAGTTAATGGCCCATGAGCGTGTTGAGTATTCCTGTTTAAACAACTGTAGAGTTAATAAGTGCAAGAATACTAGATCAGCTACATCTCGTGCTGTAAGTCTACGCAAATGATTTTTACTTACAACCATCCGTGCTTCATTCAAATCTTGTAAGAATTCCATTAGCCCCATCCTTGGAAATTGCGCATACTGAATTCCATTCTATTTACAAGTTTGACTGCATTTCCTGACAAATGATCTATTGCAACAAAGCCTTCGGGTGTCGCTGCTTCAAAGTCATCACCATTGCGCACAAAGGTTCCAATCTTATCCAGTTGCTCGAGCTTTTGGACGAAGAAAGTTTTGAGTTTGATAAGACGTTTGTACAAATCCACAATGTTGACTAATTGATCCATGTGATCGTTAAAGAATTGTAGGCCTTGATCAATGCTCTCTTGCTTCTTCTGCCTGCCACGTTCTGTTTTCAGCTTCTCCATTTCCTCGGATTTTTTACTCTGGAAAAACGTCATAAAATCGTCTACAACGTCCTGCGCACGCTCCGGGATCGTTTTGCCCTGCCGTATGTTTTGATTGATGAAAGTTTTGAACAGGCTGGTAAACGGGCTTTGGGTATTGATCCGCTGCCACGCTTCACGATCAATCTCCTCCAACGTGCGCTCTGCACTCTGGATCTCACCTTTCACCCAGTCAGTCTCTGTATGTGTGAGCGTAGCCTCACCACTCACGTCTTCATAGCTGGCATCCCGAAACCACACATCAGAGGTGTTATTCAGGCTGCTAACGTCAGCACCAAAGCTCGCGCTCATGTCATGCAGGGTGGGACCGCCGGTATAGGTTGTGTGGAACACAATACCAAGCTGCGCCCGCCGTATCTCACGGGCGAGTGGATCGCTCAGTGGGACAACGTAGGCAATGGTGTTTGGTTGCATCACAACGCTGGGCTCACCATCCACCTTACGTATCTCAAGGCTGTCATTCGTAAACATCATATCGCCTTGGAGGACGCCGTCTATGCCTAGTTGCGGTAGGTATTCGAGCGCCGTCTTTAGCTTGTTGGCTAAGTCGCCTTCGTAGTGTTCATCCACGTCGTCGGGTGTATAGAGGATCTTTGGGTTCTTTTTGCTCCATACACCCTTTGTGCCTACGAAGAATTCGCCGTTCTCAGGATTGATACCACAGAAAAGGGCAGGCGCACCATCCCACTTTACTGTCACGTCTATGCCTGCTTCACTGTTTCCTTGCAGCATTTTCTCAAGTGAATACAGTACATTGATAGCTTCTTGCGCTCCTTCTTCGCCCCCGTTGAGGATTTCATCTTCCAAGTGCTCAAGGTGGGTGTTCTTGGCCGCTTCCATGAGGAAGTTTTCAGGTAGTTCATCAAAGTTGGCGGAGGCAAACTCAAACAGTCGCATTATTTCACCATCCTGGGATAATAATCTGCGGCGTGCGCCATAATTCTTTCAGCAGTATCCCAATTACCTCTAAAAGTATTAATCACAGCTTCCAATTGATCTAACTTTTCTGAATCTCTGCTATATTTTTTACTCAGTTCGCCGCCGAGCGCAGCAGATGTTATTTTCTCCCCAGGAATATGAATTTTCCCACCACGCTTTTGGACATAACCATGCTGGGCGGCCAGGAATAAACCGTCTACGGCGTCTTCTGGAATGTCAAAGCGTTTCGCATAGAACCCAGAAGTAGGTTTTTTGGGTTCTTGTTTTTTTGATTGCTCATCTTTTGGCTCTTCTTTATTTGGTTTTTCCTGTTTAGCCTTTTCTTTTCCGGATTCTGGCTTTTTCTGCGGTTTGTCGTCTTTTTGTTTGGGTTCTTGAGACTTGTCCTGTTTTACGTCTTGTGCAACTTGTTTAGTAGATTTTTCTATCATACTTTCAATTTGCTCAGCTGTCTTACTGTCAGCTACTTGCGCCAAATTAGTTAACCATTTTGCCTTATCCAAATTTCTATTGGCATAACCAACAAATGCCCTAAGAACACGTTTTATATCACGGTCTCCAATACCTTGGGCTTCAAAAAGCGTCCGTAAAAAAGGAAAATTATGGGATTCATTCATTTTCTTTGGATCTAATTTTACGCCAGCTTTGTTAAAAACCTTGTAAATCTTTTCCGCATCCATTTCAGGCGCTAACCGATTTATAAAACTGATGACGTTCTCAACTGTGGCTTCGTCACCGGTAATACCTTGCTCATATTGGAAGGCATCATATGCTAGCTTTGCTAATTTCCTGTTGTCGATCTGCCCCAAAGCCCGTTTGCTATACCTTGCTTTCCAACTTAATCCTTTATCAACAAAGAAATCCTCAATATCATCAAGAATACCCTCGTCTACTTCTTGGGTAGTCTTATCTTCTACTGTTTCCATAAGCTTGCGCATATATTCACTGCTCATTATTTCTTCTCCTTATTATGCGCTTCTTTTAATTGGCGGACTTTTCTACTAAATTTATTTGGGTCTTCGTTACGGATAGATAAAAGGAGGCGCTTATGCAAGTCATCCGCCTCTTCTTCGGAGAAGTTTTCACGAATCATTTGTAGCAAATTTACTGCGGATGTGATTACGTGACTTGCTCGTGCTTCTAATAGGTTATGTTTATCCCGCTCTGGGACAATAGAATCAAGTTCACGAAGAATAGAATTTATGCGTTTTTCACTCATTATTAATAGCCCTCGTCGTATTTCTTGATAATGTCACGTATCTTATCAGCTGACTCTACGAGAGCCATTTCATAGCCATCTGTATACTGTTTGCTTTCATTAAGACTGCGCTGCCATTCTAGCTTGTCAGCTAATGAGCGCAATTCATCCAGTAATTCAGCTGTAGTTGATTTACTTTTTTCTTCGGCAGATTCAGTAAGAAATGACTCTAATTCTTCTTCTGCTTCAGCAGCGTCTTGTCCCATATCAACATCTTCTTCTAAGGGACAATCCACTGCTACCAAGAACCGCCTCATGTCATCTATATAAGGCATCTATGCCTCCAAAAGAACCCAATACATACGTTATTTATCCTTTTAGGATATCGGGTTAACGGTCCTGTATTTTGGATAGCAAGTCGCGTAGCTTTTCGCCCTGTACTTTGCCTTTAGGGTCTCCTGTTGGTGCGTTTTGTTCTCCCTCGTCATCGCCACTCTGCGCACCTTGAGATTTTGGAGGTTGGCCGTTTCTGCTCTTCGCCTTTGCTTTGATTTCAGCGGCAAGACTACTTTGGTCCTTCTTGCCGCCTTCTGTACTGGATCCAGTCTCTAAGTCAGTAATGCGCATGGTGTTAGAGTCAAATGCTAGATCAAGCTTAGTACCAACGCCCGCTGATGAACGCGTCTTAATAAACTGGATCCTATATTCACCGCGCTCACGCATTGGTGCGCTTGTAAAAATAGTCATCACATTGTCAGCAGTGTTAATTTTACTCAAGCCACCTGCAATGTGACTGTGGTCGTGTTCTTGCTCCTGAATAGCATCTCTGTTCAGCTGTGATGCAGTGCATAAGAGCAAGTTCATTTCCTGCGCTAGAGAGCGTAGTTCCTCAGAAACAAATTTATCCTTAATAAACAAGTCACCAGGATTAACCCTAGCATTATTTGGATGGATTAGGTCAAGGTAGTCAACAATAATAGCATCAGGTTTAATACCACGCTGTATCTCAAATTCTTTCAAATAAGCACGTATGTCATTCGTACTGGAGCCAGCGGGCATATACTTGATCATGATGTTGCCCCACTTCTTTCCAGTCATCTTGACCTTGAGATCAACATCATCCATGTTCTTAAAAATCTGCTTGGTTGGTGTTTCTGTCACCATAGAGTCAAAACGTAATGCAACCAAGTTTTCGCTAAGCTCAAGTGTTATATACACGCAGTTCAAATTCTGCTTAGCCCAGTTGATCGTCACATTTTGTAGGAACAAGCTCTTACCAGTACCAGAGCTACCAGCAAAGATGTTTAGTTCGCCTCTGTTGAAGCCTCCATACAGTTTGTCATCAATAGTCTTCCAACCAGTGCTGACCATGCCGTTTCTATCGCGCAGTGTTTCAAGCCTGCTATATGGATCAGCAAAATAATCAGTGCCAAGCTCTTTCTGCAAGCTGATTAGTACAGCCTGTTTAATCTCACGCTCTACGTCTCCATAATTCTTCTTCTCAAGTTTATCGGGCGCAGCGAAAATAGCGTTCTCCAACGCTTTGTGCCTACAAAATTGCTCAATGCTATCCAGAAACCAGTTCACGTCTTGATCGCGGATATTGTCCAGTTGTTCAAAGTCATGCCCTGTTTGACTGCCAACCTGCTTTATACTTGGGACAGTGTTATAGCTCTGCGCATGTTCTTGCATATATTTGATAACAGGCTTAAACTTACTGTCAAAGTATGCTGGCTGTAGAATGTTTTGGCAGCGTGCATAAGCTTCATCAGAGCTTAGCATGAATTCAATGAAAAACTTTTGTGTTGCTTCTGAATAATCTTTTAAATCCATTTTACCTCTTCTTTTCGTATATTTGTTTTCTTATTTCTTTATAGTCTGTTTCACTGTCACCATAGTATACAGATGAATTATTCGGAGTGTCTACTGTAAGTCTCCACTGCATTGCGGCATTTTTGTCTAATAAAGCTACTGCAAACCACATGTTATCCGTATTAGGTTCATATACAAAATCAAATTCACGTACATCTTCATTTGCATATTCGCCATCATTAGCTGCGGTTATCAAATACGCTAACTTTTTGTGCGAATCCAAACCTCGCACCTCATAAAAGAACATGGGATACCCGCGGTATGCCTCCATAGCTTCCCATAGCTTTACCACTCTGGACATTTACTTACCACCTGCGTTTTGGCTTTTTAGTATACTTTTTGACATACATGCCAATCTTCACTTTGTTGTCTGTTGCACTGTCAATTATAGACTTGAGGGTATACACTCTTCCATACCTTCGCACGGCTTCTGCTGCATCCTTACAATTTTCTTCCCAATCAGGAAAGGCGGCCATCCAATCATTCTCCATGGCGTATTGTGCTAAGGATGTGCTGTCCTGTGATAAGTCAGGGACAACAATCTTCTGCTTCTTAGAGCTGTTTATCCATTTTATTTGCTTTTCGTTCAGTGTGTTACCAAGGGTGCCTACACAGTCAAGCGCCACTGTATCCAATGCACCTTCAACCAACAATGCATACTGTCTATTTGGTTTAAAAAGCGCGTCGCTGTTGAGCAGATAATTGGGCGGCTGGTCGCTGTAATAGCGATCAACGTTCTTGGGTGGTTTGCCTGCATACCGCGCAGTCCAACCTACAATCTCTCCCCTGTGATAGAATGGCATAATAAATCGCCAATCCATCTTCTTGTATTTTTTAGGTGTCCAATAGTAATCCCATCCCTCAAACACATATTGCCCCCTACTCAGCAAATATTCAGCCACTTTTACAAACTGATGTGGAGGATTATCCAAACTCGCCCAATAAGAGAAAGGACGAGCACCTTCAGGTAATTCTCTAGTTTCAAACGTAGGAGGTTCAAAATCCGCTGGCTGTTTGTCATCATGATCAACTGGAACATGGATACGGCGCCTACGCATCGCCTCAAATTGTAAGCGGCGGATCTCTTCCGGGCTAAAAGGCAAAGTGCGCATCAAACGCACCAGGCGATTGGGAATGGCTTGACCTTCTTCCCATTTAGTAGCGTAGCCGCAACGGAAACAGTGGTATCCTACAGTACCCGTTGCATCTAGTGCAAAGCCACCGCGCATTTTCGTGTCGGGCGTTGGTTCACCGCGCATCTGGCACATCGGGCAGTCAACGCTAATCCAGCCACTGGGCGTCTTTTTGTGCTTAGGTGGTAAATGCTGCTGAATAGCGTCTTGTAAAAAGTTCATAGTCTTGTAAAAGCTTGCCTAAAGTGTACAGCATCTTTCAAATGCCGGAATTGAAATAAGTAATCGCCGCCCTCTTCGTAAATATAGCGCCAATCTTCAGTTTGCATGCCACGCTGCATCCAAATCATTATTTCATTTTTCCAATATTCAGCGAGGTCTTCGCGCATTCTAACGCTGTAGGAAAAATCGTCTACTAATTTGTCTTCTTCAACATAAAAGTATTCTCCACCATATAAAAGACGCCATCTTATAGCTGCGTCCTTATTATCAAATACAACGTATGCACCTACTTGATAATTTGACGAAGCTGACGTGTCATAAGGGCAATTTTGAACGTGGACCTTACCATTAGGGCATATTTGCGCAAGGCGCTCACGAAGCTCAGGCTGAACCTCAAATTGCCCTGGAATATTTGCCCCACGTAGGGCATCTGCCATACCACCTATCTTTACCCAATGCTCAGCCATTGCGTTCTATGCCAAATAGTTGGCTGTCTTCAATAGTAGATGTTCCGCGGCCTGCTTTTGTGGAATTTAACCTATTCAACACCTTGCTGTACTTCTTCAAATAGTCTTCCCAATCTTCACGTTGGAAAGCTTCCTGAATTATTCCTTTAATTTCTAGCAGTTCACCGGGAACAAAGTTGCGCTGGTTTGTGTCATACAAACGCTGCCCTTCCAATACCGCCGCTAACTGAACGTAAGTATTGTGGTTCATAGCCAATGCATAAGAACAAACGTCCCAAGTGCTGGTATATTGCTTTTCTGTAGGATCTGCTGCGGGTTCATCGCTGCCCTCATAAACGTCAGCCATAAACTGCTCTAGCAGTTCATTTCGTTCTTCGCGCTTATGTTTTTTGTCAGACACGTTTGCGTTAACACACAAATCACCCAGTGTAATATGCTTTGCAATTGGACTCATGCTATTCAAGTGCAGCTCTGCCGCATTATCTGTCTCGAACAAATCCATTAATGGATCTGGCTTGTTTCCCTTACGTTGTTCATTTTGCTCAAGTAGCCATTCTTCTAGTGTAGTTGTACTCCCAATATAAGCTGGATCATCTGGGCCTTTTCTGCTTGTGATGCTCCACGTCTTGCTGGTCATCGTGTAATCAAAAAACATCAGACCATATGCTGCTGAACTAAACGGTGAGCTAACGTCATAGCTGATAGTCAGATTAGGATTGGTTTGCTTACGTAGCTCGCGCTGTAGTGTTGAATATACACAGCCGTTTTTGATCCTACCCATGCCCAAAAAGTGGATCCAGTCTTTGTCATCTAGCTTACCATCGTCGCGCATAATGAGTAGGCGACGAACAGTTAGCTCAAAGTCTTCCTTGTGTACACCAGCAA